CACTTAATTTACTGCAAAGCTTAATTGCCTTCTTTGTTGCTGGATCAAGTCTCATCCTAATTCGTTGAGTCTTCGCAAGTGGTGCCATCATTAACCTTCGGAGAGCTGAACCGCTTTCAGCTAGACCTTGTTTCAATTCTCCAAAACATGCTGCAGATGTTTCTGAAATTATGTATAACTGAGAAGTGAGAAAATCAAGTTCTTTCCAATTAGCATCTAGCTGTGCATCCCATACTACATATCCTGGTGTGGTGCCACCTTCTGAGACAGGGAAGAATTTACCGCCACCCCTGAAGCTAACTCTGCCATCCTCATCTTCTTCGAGTGCAGCCTCATCACCATACATATTAGGATCACTATGTTTATCCAATATTCTACTAATTTGAGCTATTCTTATTTCCATTTCCTGAACAATACTATCAAGGTCAGTGTAATCATCATCGCCATATACATCATCAGATGTAACAACATTATTGACAGGAATAATGAGAAAATCATCTATGCCTGTATTTATAATTTCATCCGCATTAACCTGATATGAAATCTTATTATTGTCCAAGAAGAAGAGCTTCTTCGTAATTTTCCCTTTCTCATGGATCTGGACATTCAGGTATGTTTTTTGACTATTTCCATTTACTTCAATATATGTCCAAGCCATAACATGGTATAGAACGTTTTTAATGTTGTTTTTATCAACCACTGGGAACCAAATACCAGGTTGGCTAGAACCTATACGGCCATTCCTACCTTCGGTGTAAATATTGAGAATTCCAGTTCCATATCTGCTTACGTCTATGACCACTTCATATAGCGTATTTATAAGGTTATTGGTTTCAATGATATCATCAATTTCTTTCTGTTCATTTGGTGATGAACCAGTAGTTATCTTAGGAGGCTCAGAAAGAAGAAGGTCACCCCAAAGTTTTGAAAGTCTTTTATGCCAATTAAGTACTATTTCAAGTGTGGCCTTCTGATCATCACGCAACAACCTGACCCAGTCCTTATACACCTCATTGTGCTTACCTTTGAAAAGTGCTTTGTTTTCCTTGTATTTTTTCAACCTGTCAACTTCACTTGGAGGAGGCCATGGACTACCTTTACTAAGAAACGACAAATTATATAGCATTTACATCACCATCCTTTAGGCTTTTTCCGAGGCTTTTTCGCCTTTTTCATATTTCCTTGAATCATTTCACCAATTCCTGTAGTAGCATCAGGAGCATCATCGTGTTTGTTCTTGCCTTCACGCTGGAAGCTATTCATATCCTTGTAATACTCAGGCCATCTGTCGCGCCAATTCCAAGGGAAGTATAAATGCTCCATGACAAATGTACTGTTTGAAAGTATCCTTGATATCTTGTTTGCTGACTGGTGAAACCAATCTATTTTTACTTTCTTGGTCTTGAACTTTTCCCATATAAGTCTTTCGACGTTTCTGGCAAACCCTCTACCACCGTTATTACTTTCGATTTTTGCAAGGTTGACATTGTTTTTCACTAGCATTTCCGCTGTTGCAGGTTCAGTCACTTCCATACCATCACCAGAGTAATAGATATCAATTATCCAGCCTTCACCTTTCCACATAACTGCTGCCAAGGTGCAAAGCTTATCAGCTCCTTCATCTGCAGTATCACCATAAGCTATTATTTTCTCATATATCAAATTTCCTTTTTCATCCCTTGGCAAATCGGTATAGGTTTTAAAAGTAGAGTAGAGCTTACCCTTTGCATCCACTGGCTCCTGCTGATAGTTAGCATCAAAAATCTCAGCTGACATAAGCTTCTTTTTTGACTTATAGGAAGCAAATGAAAATACCTCCTCGCAGAGCATTTCCTGAGATTCTTCATTTATGCAAGCCTTCATCCGAAGCTCGTACCATTCATTAGCTTCTTCTTCTTTCTCAAGCCTGCCACAAATATCATTATTAGACCAACGAGTCATTATAATTATTTGAATAGCACCTTCCTCAAGTCTTGAAAGAAATGTATCAGTGTACCAACTCCAATGGTTTTCTAAGAGATTTTCATTGTGAGCTTCGGCTGCTGTTTTTATCTGGTCATCTATAATACCAATGTTACAACCAACACCAGTAACAGTGCCATTAAACGAGGTGGCGAGGTAATTGAAAAACTGCCCTTCCAATGCCCATATTTGATTAGCTGCATCACCTTGTTTGATATGAGTATCAGGGAAAATGTCGTTAAAAATTACTCTTTTATTATCTATCTTTGTTTCATCTATACCATCTCTTACAGCTTTACCAAAACGGCCTGATAGAGTTTCGTTATATGATGTTGTAATTATGCGATTCTCATTATTTTTACCGAAAACCCATTGAGAGAATAATGTTGCGGTAAAAGACTTATAGTGTCTAGGTGGGAGATTTAGCTTCATCTTTCTACAAAATTCATATTCAGTTAAACCTTCTGTTGAGTCTACTATCTGCCATGGCTCATTAGGCTTAAATCTTATAATTCTTTTTTCATAGAGAGCTTGAAAGCTGTCTGCAATCTTTTTTTGGTAGGGTCTACTTTCTTTGAAGTGCTTTGGGTAACGCATCTTGCAGTATTCCCAAAAACTTTGAGATGGAAGATAATATTTTCTTTTTTCTTCTGAAGCTTCAACCCCAGCAATTTCTTTAACAATGCTCAATATGTATCACCTCACAAGAGAGTAAGAAAGAACTCTTTTTTGACAAAATAGTTGAGAAAACTTTTTTTATAGATTGGCGAGCTTCGCCATCCAAGTTTTTCAACCTAGCTTTATTGATCTGCCATATAAATGCGTTGAGCCTTTATCTGCGACGAATCAAACACATAAAAGCTTCAACCTATTTTTTCAACTAACTTTATTCCTAACTCAATAACCTTTTCCTGTCCCATCAAAGAGAACTTAACCTTTGCCCTGAAATGCCTTTTGTCTACCTTAATAATTTGACCTTCATATCCTTCTAACACTCCAGATGCGACCTTGACCTTATCACCCACAAGTACTATATCTGTTATTCCAACTAAATCATCATCTTTTGTTAGCCTTAAAACAAAGCACATTTCTTCTTCTGGAACTGGTGTTGGGGAAGACGCTGCACCTTTTAAAATACTTATCACACCTGTAATGTTATTAAGCATGTAATACTCTTCGACAGCCATATTACAGTTTACAAAGACATAACCTTTGAACAATGTTCTGATTCTGATTTTCCATTTTCCATCCTTGCGTTCTTTCATTTCACGCTGTGGTGCCAGAGCATTAATACCTGGTAATTTTCTTTTTATGTAATCCCTGATAGCAGCCTCTTCGCCAGTTCTAACTTGCAATACATACCATTCACGCAACAGAATCACCTGTTTCTTTCATTACTACTTTCTTCTCAAGCCTGTTGGCAACTTCAATTATTCTCTCAAGTAGCTCAGGCTCATTTTGTTTGAGTTCTTTTATGAATTCTTCTTTAACCTCTGCAAGGGCTTTTTTATACCCCTTATTGAATTGAAGCTTGAACTTTTCTTTGTAAACTGCGCTTCTTTGTATTGCAATCATAAGCTGAGCTGCTTTTTCAATAGGCATCTTTTCAATATCATCTTCTGCTGTAGCCATCTTTTGTACTAGCTGATCTACAAACATTGCTGTTGCAATTTCTGTACCTTGTATGTCTTGATTGTCTTTTACTGCATCAAATAGCATTTCTGTTCTTTTTCGAGCTTCATTCAAACGCTTAACAACCGAATTATTTTTTAATGCATATCTTCCAATAGATGACTTGCTTATTGGATAACCCATTTTACTGATTTCATCAGCAATCTCTTGATATTTAAGGTAGTTCTCGCCAGTTCTGGCAAGCATCTCATCAAGCTTGGGCCTTATATCATCTGGAAGCTCGTCAACCTTACTACAAACCCTAGTTCTTTCTCTTTCAGCTCCCATTAGAATCCAACTCCTGGATCTTCAATTGTTTCTTCCATCAGGTCTATGCCTTTGGAGGTTACTTTAACCATAGCATTGTCATTATCAGGTTCGTCTTCATTGTCAATTTCTATGTAGCCTTTTCCCTTAAGATATTCAAGTTGTCTTCCTACCTCAATTCCAGTGTAGTTTCCTGCAAATGCCCTTTTAAGTGTTCCTTTCAGCAATGCTCCTGGATAGGCATCATACATCGCTTTAATAATCAGAGCTCTAAGTCTCTTGGACTCAATAATTTTCAAGTTTTCCATCCTCTCAACCTTCTTTCTTTAAAATATGTGAATTAAAATGTTCTTCCATCTTGTCAATCTTCTTGTCAAAGTTCTGAAAATAGCTATCAAGCTTTTGTTCTATCTTGGTATTGATATCATTTAACTTTTGCTCAATACTATCATTCATTTTTTCAACCTTTTTTTCTAAATTTGCCATAGCCCGTATATGATCCTCACGAAGCGTATAATTATATGGCATTTGATTCTTAAACTCATTTAATTGATTCGCAACATCTTTAATATCACAAGCATTCTGCTTACTTGATTCTTCCATTTTCTTTTTCCAGTCGCTAAGCCAAAAGAAAATAATACCTGTAACAATAGTTGTTACTAATTGCACTATTGTAGTCCAATTAACATTCATAGAGCACCTCACAAAATTCTGGGCAAAATAAAAAATCCAAGTATTTGTTATACTTGGATTTTACATCTCTTCAAAATATTTTACTGTGAAACTAGTTTTATTAAGTACTTTGACAATCAAAGATATTTATTTGTCCTTCTATTGATTTGCCTCTCTTCTTTTCAACAATATCTTCACAAATTTCTCTAATCCATACCTCAGTTAAATTATACTTCCTGGCAAGTTCAGAATAGTTATAGCCATTGAATTCCTCTCTGATTTTCCTATTTCTTAAAGGCTTTTCAACAGTATCATACTTGTGGAAGTATACTCTGCTTCCTCCGAACATCTTAGCAACTTTTAAAGTCTTTTCTATACCGATTTCAGCAACAAGTAGATCATACTCCCCAGGAAGGTCTTCTTCAATAATATGAGCCAAATTCGTGTTGCTATTCAATGACCTCACCACCTTTATACATTAAATCATTGTTTTTGTCAATCCATCTGCAAAGTCAAAGCCATGTCTCAACTAAAGTAGGATCATCCTTTGGTGAAGGTTCTAACCTATACATTATCTCTGGAATATTCCACCTAACATCTTCTATGTCATCTTTAACAAGAACATACAAGGTAGGTCTTTTATGTATATCCCATAGCCTTGCAACATACTTCTCGGGATAGTCAGAAGGATTTTTGTATACTGCAATAATAGGCACTTTGCAGAGCTGACTTAAATTCATGTTTATAAATGAATTTATAATAATATCAGCGTGTTTCATAATTCCTCACTTTCAGTGACTCGGTCACATGATAAATAATCCCTAATCGACTCATGAAGGAGCTGACCGTGTATCTGCTATTTAATAACTTCTATGGAACTATTGTTCTTGATTATATGTTTTTTTAAGCCGCCAAACGAAGTCCAATAGTATGAATAGTACGTATACTTTGTTTTTGATTCGAGTTCCGCACTAACTTTCTTAGACAGCTTTCCGAATGATTTTTTCTGCTTAGCTGATAAAATTGACTTAGTAACTGGTCTATAAAATCTGCGCCGTTCTTCACAATCTTCCGTTAAATGCTTTCCATTCACATAAACTATCAGACCATTTTTGAATTGATCAATACGCTCTAAAACAATAGATACCTCATATTCATCAATTTTTAGCTTAACAATATCATAAAAGCCTTTCAATTTTTCTTGAACTTCTATCCATTCTTCTGTAGTCATAATTCGACGTCCTTTCTATATTCTGATAATACTCTTGCTACCACAGCTATTTCTTTCTTCCTGGCATCCGCCATTAGCCATCTTAGAGCCTCCTTTTTGGTAGAGTAGGCATCATCTAAGCGTTGTATCCTAGCTGTTAAGCTACTAATTTCATCTCGAACACTTATAATTTCAGTTTCAACCTTAGAACGTACATTTTCAGGAATCATTACAACTGTGTTAAAAGGAACTGCAATGGTATTTAAATCTGCGTATAGCAAAACTAATGTACTGCTCTGACTTTTTATCTCATAAATATCACCTTTATAGATGCAAAATGTCATTTTCCAATTTCCTTCTCAGCCTTTTTTTCTTCGGTTCTGATTAGACCTTTTAAACCTTCTATTACACTAAAAGCTTTCTCTTCAGTCAGAAACCGTATATCATCAATGCTAGCATATTTCTTTAAAAATCCTCTTAGCCGTTGATTTAGTGTAATGCTTTTAAATTCTCCCGAATCAATTTTTTTGAGCTTATATAGTAGCGCCCATATCTTCTTGATTTTTCCCTCTGAGGCCATTCCTTCGGCAAATGTCGGAGGAGGGGAGTAACGCATCCTACTTGATCCTTTCATGTGTCCCTTTAACCTATCAATTATCATGATAGCTTCAGCACTTGTAAGCTTAGATACCTTCTCCTTTTGAACCATGCTATATACCATTTCATGTAAACCGTCTACAGAAGCCATTTTGTCAACTAAACCAAGCTCATTTCCAAGAGTATAAATTACCTTTACTTGAGCACTACTTATTGCCTTTGTAACCATAAAACCCTCCATACAGGAGTAGGTGGCACATTTGCTGCCACCTACCAACTGTTAAGCTTCCTGCTTTAAGCTTTTCTGAACTTTAATCTCAACCATGTATTCATCATCAGGATTGAAACATTTAGTAAAACCCTCAATACCACCAAGAACATTACCCAACTCTTTGCCAGTGACTTTCTTTATGACATTAACAGCTATTTCCTCACTGGGTAAAATGGTTTTTAGCTGCCTTTGCTCGCTTGCCTTCGTCATTCCTTTATACCTCCATACCGCATTCTCTGAGAGCGCATCAATCTACCAATCATCTTTTCTGAATCTCTTCGTGCCTGCTCAGCCTGATGTCTAGCATTTGCTTTCCTAGATTTATCTTTTTTGCTTGCCATCAGCTATCCACCCTTTCTTCACTTATCTCATAGAAGAATTTATCCTCAACCTTTCTCTTGGCTCCAATTTTTCCAAGAGCTTTATCATCGTACTTTTCAAGCTCTTCCTTATTCAGCTTTTCGGTAACAAGGATACAATCCGTCATGCGGTTCTGCTTGAGAGCCTCCAGTATTGCTTTAACGTTTCTGGTGATGATACTAGATGTTTTTCTAAAGCCAACAGTACCATACATGAACTTCTTTGACTTTGAACTACTGAACTCATCGCTGCAGCTCTCGGTAAATTGTTGTATATTCGTTTCCAGAACCTTTTTTCTCTCAAGAAGTGAAGAAGCATCCCTCTCGGCATCAGCCTTAATCTCATTTATCTTTTTGTTCATGTCGGCCTCGATATGCACCACATTGCGGTCAATATCTCCAACTTCTTTTAATGCCTGGTTAACTTCATCCCAATTTCTGTACACAATATTCTTGATTTTGCTCATAATACCTGACCTCCGTTAAGTTTGATTTGATTTTATCTGTTTCATGGAAAATCCCAATTATATGCCCACCTCTGCAAGGAAGCTGCATACTTTTACTGTTATAAAGTCTAACCGCCTCGCCAATGCTCATTTCATCCAAAGGATTGCTCAGCTTATCAAATAAACCTGTTTCTATTTCATCATCCATAGCATGTTTCAAATCCATAATGCAATTGTTAAAATCTATTGTGCTTTTCTCACTGCAATCTGTGCATTTGACTTGCGCTGAATCTTCTATCATTTTTATGGCAGTGCCTTTATCGAAAAGGCTAGCCTCAAAGCCATTAATGGCTGACTTGACAGTATCTATAAATGTTAATTGCATATTCAAATTCTCCTTCCTACAGCATCATCATTCCGCTGGCCTTATTTATTACATCCAATGTAATTTCAACATCTTGGTCTTGATCAGGCTGCAACCTCACAATATTTCTAAGGGTTTTGTTCAGAACTCTGAAACAACCAGTCTGATTGTTAGTGGCCCTTGAAATCATTTCATTCAGAGCATCCCCGGTTAAGTTATAGCCTTCAAGATATTTCTCAACCTCTTTTTTAGTCAAGCCTTCAAGCCTTATGTTAAAATCTGCCCTGTTTGCAAACCTTGGAAGATAAGACTTGATCATTGATTCCAACTTTGGTTCCCCTGCGATAACTAGACCAACTTCTGATTCATCTGAGTCCTTTTCTGTAGGATCATATATGGTTCTGAGAATTTCCATCTTCTTTTGGGTATATTTATTCAGGAGTTTGTCAGCTTCATCAATAATCAGCAGATATCCCTTATTCACACTAAAGAATTTCTTGATACTTTTGACACGTTTTGTGATAGAACCATATTTTTGTGGAATTCCAAGAGCATCTTCTATTGCTTCAACCAAATCTCTGCATCCCATGGTATCGTCACAATATATGTAGCAGACTCTATCCATCTTTGAATAATGTTTTAAGGTGAAGGTCTTTCCATAGCCTGATTTTCCTGCTATAATTCCTAGTCCCTTGTATTCCTGGCATGACTGGCATATTGCAACTATGTTTTTTGCATCTCTTGAAGCGAAGAACTCAGGCTTAGAAGCATAAGTTTTAACTGTCGGTTTTTCTGTTTGTGTTACAACTGCTCCTTCCTGAACCAAATAATCCATAATTGCTTTTTCAATATTCTTTGGGTCTGAACCATACTTTCCTGAAATATATTGTGTCAGTGCCGTTCTAGAAAAGTGTATCTTCTTTGAAAAATCCTCCATAGTAATATTGCCCTTATCCATAAATTCACGAGCTATTGCAGCTACATCATTCCTAAAGTTAATAACTTTTGCTGATTCCATTTTTCTTACCTCCATTATCCTAATTTGCTCATAGCCTTCTCAAATTGTTTGTCAAAAAACTCATTACAGTTTGTACTTTCTTTGTTCTTTCTTGCCTTATTCTCAGCTCTATACTGTTTATCCTCTGGAATACTTACAACCTTTGGAGCTTCATTTGTCAGCTCAGGTAAAATAACTTTCCTATCTGCCTTCGCAACACTTATGTTATTCTCCAGTGCTTTTCCACGCTGCTCATATGGTGTCTGTAAATAAGTAAGGTTATCTTTTGTTGTACGAATCTGCCTCTTCTGAACTTTCATGTGTTCAATAAGGTCTGGATCATCTCTCAAAGCTAATGGGTTAAGACCAATTTCACGTATTGCTTCACATACCTTATTTCCTTCCTTATCGTACACATGCAGCACATCAGGCTCGTTATAACTAAATCTCACATCTACCTTTTTGCCTATATATCTGCCAAGGGTTTCATTATGGTAGTAATCATTATTCATTTTAATTCCCACAGCGTATACAGTCCGTTCCTCATAGTTCATAAGCTGTACTCTAGTGAACTCCATAGGTGGAGCAGCCTTCAAGTATCTTTCTGCTTCCATAAATACATTAATTGGTCTCGGATTTGGTTCCTTTTGCTCTTTTAAACCTTTGTGAATCTTTGTGTGGTATTCATCGTTAAGCCACTTGTCAAACTTTGCAGCGAACTCTTCTATGGATAACAATTCATCCCGTTCAAGCATCCCCTTGATATCC